CCAGAGGCAGCAGTTTTACTTGGAGAATAGTCATGACGATACATGTCATAGGTGAAACCTAGTCCACCAGTAGTTTGTTCTGGGGAAACCCAGTCAATCCTACGACAAACCTGTACGGTATCAGCAGCGAGTACACGCTTAAGTGATACCATGTCATCATAAGAACCCGAAAATTCCGAAAATGAATCAACTGCCTGTGGAGGCGAGTTTTCATTATCCCACGATTGCGGTCTTCCAATGAAAAGATAGACCCTATCGCGAGTTGCACCTGCAGCTGTATCGCTTTGGGTTGGATCGGGACCTTCAAGAGCCTTGATGAATTTTTGTGCTGAAAAAATTCTAAATTGATCAGTTAATAGAGCTGCCATGTCCTAGTGACTATTGTCCTCCTGTTTATTTATGCCTATTTCGAGCGAACAATTGCTTGATACTCGATTCGTTTAATTCTATATGATGCACCACCGTTACCAACGATCCTTTCTCCACCCATAACTGCAGCAGCTTTTGCACCTGCTCCTGTAGTATCTCCAGCAGCATTAGTGAATGTTACTGTTGGGTGAGTGTTGTAAGAACCATCAATAGTTTGTGGAATTCCATATCCACCATTAGTAATAGTAATAGAAGCAACTTGGTCTCCAGCAGTCGTTAGATTAACTGTACCAGCTGCCTGTATATCACCAGTATTCTCGATAGCAACCGTAGGTGCTGCTGTGTAGTTTGTTCCAGCATCTTGGATTACAAAATCTACAACTGTACTATCATGAGAGAATTCATAGAGATATCCTCCAATACCTACATTAATGTTACCAGTATTAAATGGTGTAACATCTTTAACAGTAAGTACTTGAGTTACTGGGTTCCAAGAAACACAAGTTCCTCTAACTCCAGATATATCACCAGTACAAACTTCATCTACGTTAAAGTTTCCACCATTAGCAAAATTAGCATCAAGATGTAAATCAACTAAAGCAGTATGATCAACACCTTCACTCAATCCTCCAGCAGTAGATACAGTAGCATATTTGAATGGAATATTTGCATCCTTAATATTATCACCAACCTGGAATAGAGTAGTATTCTGTCCACCTAAAGTTTCTTCAATACCATATAATGAATTGTAAATACCACCTTCTAAATTAATTTGGTTTGCAAAATCAGTACCAGTATTTACAAGATCGGGAATACCATCTCCAACTGGTGGACCTGCAGGTATAATATCTTGGAATGATTTATCTTGTAATGTTGTAATAGGATCTGTTAATGTTGTAATATTACTACCAACTGTATTAAGAACAACATGAGGATCAAAACCTGATGGAGCACTAGCAGCAACACCAGCATCAAACTGAACAATAGCATCTTCAGTAGAAGGAATACCACCATCAATATATGCTAATTCATCAATTTCAAATGTTACTAATAATTCTCTAGTTGCAGGATCCCAGTCATATACTTTAGCAACTTTGTTACTTGCATTTTCAACCTTTCTTATAACTCGGTCACCAACATTAAACTTATAAGTTGAATTACCTTGAGCATCATTCTGTCCTGTGTCAAGAATAATTCTCTGATCATAGTTAAAGTTTACACCCCTTGTCAAACCAGTAAACTTACCTGCTGATTTAGAAGTATATGTAATAGTTTCGGTATTAAGAATAACCTGTCCAGAACCAGGGAAAGCATCAGTAGAATCAACAAAAATATCTGAAGCATTAGCAGTAATGTCTTTAACCAAACCAGTAAGATATATGGCAGAAGAATTAAGTGATTGTCTTGCTCTAGTTCTACGCTTAAGATTAACTAATTTTGTAAATATAACATTTGGAGAACTAGTATAACCAACACCTTCTTCCGTAACAGTAATTGATGTTATTTTACCCTGTGCTACTGTTGCAACAGCTTTAGCACCAATACCTCCACCACCAGTAATTAAAATGTAAGGAGGTTCCTGATAATATTCACCATCATCTACTATAGTAATACTAGTAACTCCACCAAGAGTATCAATAGTTGCAGCACCTTGAGCACCCTGTCCACCACCACCTTCAAAGATAAGCGTTGGAGGTGTTGCATACTCTCTACCTGGTGCTGTTAAAGATAAACCCGTAATTGTCTGTACTGTAGGACTTCCTGTTGCACCACTTCCCTGACCACCTAAAATTCTTGCATCTGCAGGTCCAAAATAATTATCCCCAAATTGGGTCATCTTCACATAACCAACCTGTCCTGGGTTATCTGCACTAAGAACAACATCACCTTCTGCACCTTCTGGGAAATTTGCTATTGGTTCTGGAGGAGTATCTCCTTCAAATAAAGGAACACCATAAAATCTTGGACCAATTACATATGGATATACAGGAACAGAACTACTAGTTTCTGTCATATAATAAGCATAAGTTCCATTAGGATATTCTGGAGTTACGCCAAACTTACCATTATATGCATCAAGCATACCAGCAATACCAACAAATTTCCAATTACTAGTAGTACCAGTTGTATGAACTGGTTCACTACCACCAGAATTAATGGCAGCAGTTGCTTCGTATATTAACTTAGCACTATTTCTTACTGTAGCATATTGTGTATATGCAGTTGAACTGTCCCAAGTAGGAGATTCATCAAAAATATTATCTTGTGTTAAATCCCCAAGAACATACCCATCAATAACACATCTAATTCCAAGTCCTGAAGTAGTATAAGCAAAAATATATAAAGCAGCAGGAGCATCTACAGGAACTGTGAATCTAGTTTGTCTATCATTTGAACCGTTAAATGAACTTAAATATGTCTGATATGTAACTTCTGAACCACCGATATAATATTTGACACCATTACCAGAATATAACCAAGATGTAATTCCAATTTCATCTGGATTTGGACTAAACCAACCATCTTCTGTGGCAGATATTAAAAGATTTTGACTAGTATTACTTGCATCATCTTGATCGAAAATATATGTTTTTCCTCTTTCTAATTCTAAGAATGCAGGAGTACTACCATTAAATAAGAACTTACCATTAGCAACTGTAACTGTATATGTTACATCAGCTGCAGTAACAACAGGAGGACGAGCACCTGCTAATTCAGCACTTGTTTTAAATCTATATCCTGATGTTTGTCTAGCAACAACACCACTAGAATTATATCCCCAAGGTCCATAAATTGGATATCCATCATAAGACATACCCAAAATCTTAGAGTGACCGTTAACATGCCTCCCATAATCTATAGTAGCAGCATCATTAGGATCACTTTGATAATAACCAGTAACATAATAATCATTTACTGGAGCAGTATTATCAATTGTTGAATCAAAACTAATATATCCCTCATCACCTTCATATCCAGACATGTATCTGTGATACTTACAATAATAATAAATGCGATTACTTTCATCCGCATTCATTAAGAATAGTGGTTGAAATTCATTTTCATAATCTGTAGACGGTGCTGCACTTGCACCAGTACTATTATAATAAAGAGTACCTTGATTTAATAAACCATCTTGTGTGGTACTGAATTGCATAGGATGCCCATTAACATGAGTACCAGATGGTTGGTTTGTAGTATCTGCCTGATTCCAAATGATCAAATAATTTCTTTGAACCTTAATATCTTGTGGTGCAAAGTAATATTGTCCTGCAACAAATGGACCAAATTCTGTAGCATCTGTACCAAAATCAATATAGAAAATACCATTTTCAAGTAATGTAGGAACAGCACTTACAGTAAAACTAAATCCATTTGATCCTAAAAATTTATCACCCTCAGCAAAACTTCCAGTAGTTTGCCTTAAGTAAATTCTTGTAATATTATTAACATTATCTTTAACTATTTTCGCAACTTCTCCTTTACCAGTACCAGATATTTCATCTACAAGTCTACCAACCTCAACGTTACCTAATGTTTGATCAACACTAGAAACTTGAAGCATCACGTTATCATATTCTACTTTAATATTCCAAGTAAATTGTCTTAAATTACCCCAATCAAATACACCATTAGCATCATCCCACTCAGTAAGAAGTCTACTTGATTGATAATAATAAGCACCACTTTCTATTACAGCATCAGAAGATGTATTAGATTTAATATAATTATGTTTTACTGTATCAATAGTAAAACCTGGATGAGGATTACCATCTGATCCCCATTCTGGAGTGTGTAGCAAACCACCGTTTGCCATAATACCAGTAACTTTATCAGGTTGATCTACTCTGGTACCAGGATTAGGAACGTC